ACTGCGAAGGCCGACCGGCCAGCGTGTCCGTGACGAAGCTGCTCACAACTGAGGAAGAAGGCAAGCTCGTGAAGGTGTTGGAGGAGTACGAGCTTGTGAGGAAGGACACGGGTAGGGCGGGTCAAATCTCTGCAGCTACGTAGCCGAAACCGAATGCGAAGGGTTGCGAGGGAGCCCTACCTTTGGACCCAGGGGGTCAAACGAACAACATAATCGACTCACTCCTCCCGCTCGCCGTCTCCGTCAAGGATATCCACCCTGACCCGCAGAACGCCCGGGTGCACAACGACCGGAACCTGGCGACCATCAAGAAGTCGCTGGAAACCTACCAGCAGGTCAAGCCCGTAGTGGCGAATCGCAGGACCGGCACCATCCTTGCGGGTAACGGTGTGTACCTGGTGGCGAAGTCCCTAGGCTGGTCCGAGGTTGCCGTCGTGTGGGTTGACTTCGACGACGACTACGCCAAGGGCTACTCCCTATGTGACAACAAAGCAGGTGACCTCTCCGAATGGGATAACCCCCTGCTGCGTGACGCACTCGAAGCCCTGGACACCGGGGCCTTCGACCTCGAAGCAACCGGCTTCCAGCGGCATGAGATTGAAATGCTAATGACACAAGTCCACGAGGACGGCGAGACACCGAAGAACAAGTGCCCGTCCTGTGGCTATGAGTGGTGATATGAGCGGCCCCAAGCCTATACCGACGTCAATCAAAGTCAAGACCGGTAACCCCGGCCACCAAAAGCTCAACGACCTTGAACCCATTCCGCCGTCCGGCGAGCTGACGTGCCCCCAGCACTTGACCGCCGTTGCCCGGAGGGAGTGGTACCGGGTTCGCCCCATGCTCGAAGCGATGGGCACCGTCAAGCCGGTCGATAGGGCAATCCTTGCCGCCTACTGCGTGGCCTACGCCCGCTGGGTGAAGGCCGAGAACAAGATGCGGAAGCTCGAAGCGGGGAAGCCCGACGGCATGGGCGAACTGTACACGACGAAGAACGGCATGGTGATTCTGTCGCCGCTCTTGTCCGTGTCCAGGGGCGCCGTCGAGCAGATGTTGAAGTGCGCCGCCGAGTTGGGCATCGGGGCCGCAACCCGTTCAAGGGTGCAGGTAGAGAAGGACAAGGTAGAGGATACGCTTGGAAAGCTGCTTGACGCCGGCGCGAGGCGAAATTGACAACCGGCTGGCAGACCGGGCCGTCACGTTCATCAAGTGTCTCCGACACACGAGCGGGCGATGGGCCGGGCAACCCTTCAACCTGCTGCCGTGGCAAGAAGGCATCGTCCGGGATGTCTTTGGCACACTGAGGCCGGACGGGCATAGGCGGTACAAGACCGTCTACATCGAATGCCCGAAGAAGAACGGGAAGACCCAGTGGTGCGGCGCCCTCTCGAACTACATGCTGTTTGCCGACGGCGAGATCGGCGCGGAAGTCTACTATGCGGCCGTTGATAGGGACCAGGCCGGTCTCTGCTTCAACGTCGCCGCACAGATGGTGGAATGGTCCCCGGCGCTCTCCCGGCGCGGCAAGGTGATTCGTAGCACCCGTCGGATATGGGTGGAGGAGACCGGGTCATTCTCGCGCGTGCTCAGTGCCGACGTTCCTAACAAGCACGGCCTGAACCTCTCCGGCTGTATCATCGACGAACTCCACGCGCATCCGAACCGCGACCTGTACGACGTTCTCTCGCAGGAAGGCGGCGCGGGCGTTGCAAGAGAACAACCCCTGTGGTTCATCATCACCACGGCGGGCTTCGACCGGAATAGCATCTGCTGGGAACTGCACGAGTACGCCCGCCAGGTCATCAACGGGACAATCATCGACCCCACCTTCTACGGGGTCATCTACGGCGTGCCGGAGGACCACGACTGGGAAGACGAGCGCGAGTGGATCAAGGCCAACCCGTCAATCGACCGCATCTTCACCATCGACGACCTCCGGGAAGCGTACCACCGCGCCAAGGGCATCCCCGTGCGCGAGAACCTCTTTCGCCGCCTCCGCTTGAATCAGTGGACCGCCTCAGAGACCCGATGGATGAATGTCAAGGATTGGGATGCGTGCTTCGCACTCCTGGGCCTCGAAGGGCGGGACTGCTACGGAGGTCTGGACCTTTCAACAACGACCGACCTGACGGCATTCTCGCTCTGCTTCCCTGACGGCGACAACTACCATCTTCGGACGCACTTCTGGCTCCCCGAGGACGGCATCAACGACCGGGAGAAGAAGGACCGCGTGCCGTACCAACTGTGGGCGCGCGAGGGGTGGCTGACGCTGACGCCGGGGAACGTGGTCGACTACGACCGCATCTTCGCCCACATGATTGAGGAACGGGCGAAGTACCGCATCAACGAGGTCGCCTTCGACCGCTGGGGCGCGGAGCTTCTCAGGCAGAAGCTGACCGACGCCGGCTTCACGATGGTGGAGTTCGGCCAGGGCTTCAAGTCCATGTCGCCGCCGTCCAAAGAGTTCGAGCGGCTTGTCCTGTCACAGAAGCTGCACCACGACGGCAACCCGATTCTCAGGTGGAACCTCGACAACACCATCGTCTCGACCGACGCGGCCGGGAATATCAAGCCGGACAAACAGAAGGCCACCCAGCGCATCGACGGCATCGTGGCCTCAGTTATGGCACTCGACCGGGCCCTGCACAATCAGGGCGGCCCGTCCATTTACGAGTCACAAGGGATTGACTTTCGAGGAGCATACGAACGCGCTTGACGAAGGCCGCGAGCATAGTCCTGTCGAGTGTGGGCCAGACGTTCACCCGCCCCTATTTCTGGACGCACTCCGGGCTTGAAAGCTACTCGTCGAAGGCGGGCGTGGACCTGACGCACTCCTCCGCACTGTCTGTCACCGCGTACTACTCGGCTGTCACGCTGATAGCGCAGACCATCGGCCAGCTCCCGCTCATCCTCTACGAGCGCATGGAACCCCGCGGCAAACAGCGGGCGCACGACCACCAGTTGTACGGCATCCTCCACGATGAGCCTAATCCCTACATGACCGCCCGGACGTTCCGCGAAGTGCTGCAGGGGCACCTTCTCACCTGGGGCAACGCCTTTGCAGAGATTGATTGGGACTTGTCCGGCGAGCCTGTCGTGCAGGGGCTCTACCCTCTGCGCCCGGATTGTATGCAGCTCGAATGGGAGAAGGGGAACCTCGTCTACGTCTACACGACCCCCTCCGGCACGCAGGCACGGCTCCGCTCCGAACAGGTCTTGCATATCCCCGGCTTCGGCTTCGACGGGCTCATAGGCTACGACCCGCTGACGCTGTTCAAGGATTCTATCGGTCTCACCAAAGCCTACGAGGAGTTCGGCGCGCGGTTCTTCGCCAACGGCTCGTCTCTCAGTGGCGCACTGACGCACCCGAAGGTGCTGTCGAAGGACGCGACCGACCTCATGCGGAAGTCGTGGGAGCAGGCGCACTCCGGCCTGTCAAACTCGCACCGTGTCGCCATCCTGCAGGAAGGCGTGACGTACCAGCAGATAGGCGTGCCGCCCGAGAACGCACAGTTTCTCGAGGGGCGCAAGTTCCAGATTGACGAAATCGCCCGGATGTTCCACGTCCCGGCACACATGATTGGCGACCTCGAGCACGCGACCTTCTCGAACATCGAGCACCAGGCCATCGAGTTCGTGAAATACTGCCTTGGCCCGTGGCTCAAAGCCTGGGAGTCCGAGATACACCGCAAGCTGCTCCCGACGACGCAGAAGGGCACCTACTTCGCCGAGTTCCTTGTGGACGGACTACTGAGGGGCGACACCGTCTCGCGCTTCCAGTCCTACGCTACTGGCAGACAGTGGGGATGGTACTCGCCGAACGACGTGCGCGAGATGGAGAACTTGAACCCCATCGACGGCGGCGACGAGTACATGGTGCCGCTGAATATGATGCCCCTCAGTATGCAACTGGCCGCACCGTCCGAGCCCACCAAGGCGCTGCAACTGAAAGCCGCTGACCCGAAGCGTATGCCGAAACTCCGCGCCATCATCGCCGAGCGCCACAGGGCGTCATTCGCCAAGGCCGCAAAGCAGGTCGTCGCCTACGAAATGAAGGCCATCCGGCAGGCTGCGGCGCAGCACTTTGACACGAAGGACGCGCTGACCTTCACGGCATGGCTCGACGAGTTCTACGGCTCTGCCTTCAAGGCGTACATCGTCAAGCACATGACACCCGCCATGAGGACGCTCGCCGAGGCCGTCTTTCCCATCGCCTCCGATGAAGTGAACGGGGATGGCAAGCTCAAACCCGAAGATGAAGCGCAACTGAAAGCCTACATCGACGGGTTCGCCGACCGCTACATGGCCGCGCACCGCGGGCAGGCGCTCGAAGCCGCGAAGGCCGAGGATGCCGCCGTCACCTTGAAGGTTGCGCTCGACACCTGGGAACAGGTAGCAGCCGACAAGGTTGCACAGGCTGAGACGGTGGGGCTCGCGAACACGGTTGCGAAACTCGCCTTCGCCGCGGTGGGCATCCGCACCCT